GTTTAGTATGGGGCATACGTTACACAATCACCCTGGGAAATGTGCCAATCTCCACGGACATAACTACCGATTAATCGTGGAGATACAGAGCAACCAGGTAAATCGGGAGTCAATGGTTATGGATTTCGGTGACCTCAAGGACATTGTAAACAGGGTGATAGACGAGGATTATGACCATCGGTTCCTCGTATGTTCCTCCGACCCCAGGGCAGAACTACTACGAACCATAGACCCGACTGTCAATATCGTCTGGTTTAATCCAACCGCAGAAATGATAGCCGAATCAATCAAGGCAAGGCTAATTCCCAAACTGGGGGAAGTTACCCTGTCCAAGGTAACACTCTGGGAGACGGAGAACTCATATGCGGAAGTATAGTGTCCATAAGATTTTCGGCCCCACTATACAGGGGGAGGGTGGTATGACAGGAACGGTCTGTCACTTCATCAGGTTATCGGGTTGTAATATGTGGGATGGAAGACCCGAAACCAGGGGGGCATCTTTGTGTCCATTCTGTGATACTGACTTCTTTTCCCATACCATGATGACAGCCGATAACATTATCGAACAACTGGACTCCCTTGGTCGCAAGGGTTGGGTCACTATATCGGGTGGTGAACCTGCGCTACAGTTAGATGAACCTCTGGTAAATTCTCTCCACGGGGCGGGTTACCTGGTGGCAATAGAAACCAACGGCACGAAACCCATTGCAGGAAAAGTTGATTATTTAACGCTGTCCCCGAAGCTGTCTAGGCGTGAAACGGTAGTGACAGACTGCGATTCCTTAAAACTTTTATACCCACATCCGAACCCGTTAATACGACCTGAGTTGTTCAATGACATTAACGCACGGGATAAGTATCTTCAGCCGATAGATACGGGCAGCGACCAGGGCAACCAGGTTAATGTGCGGAGAACTATAGACAAGCTGTACGAACTGGACGGGTGGCGGTTAAGCCTTCAGACTCATAAATATGCAGGAGTGGAATAATGCATAAACAGGATATAGCATCCTCGGTTCTAAGGTGTCTGGAATACCTGGGCGAAGACCCCTCACGGGATGGGTTACGGGATACACCCCGTAGAGTGGTGGCTTCATGGCGCGAGTTATACGGGGGGTATAATGTAGACCTGTCAAGCTTGTTGCGTTGGTTCGATGATCCTACAGACGAGATGATTATATCCAAGGATATCCAGTTTTATTCCATGTGTGAGCATCATATGCTTCCCTTCTTTGGACGGGCGGCAGTTGGGTATATTCCCAGAGGGAAGGTTATCGGGATATCAAAACTGTCCCGCATTGTGGAGACATATGCCAGACGGCTACAGACTCAGGAACGGTTAACGCATCAAATCGGAGAAGCGTTGGAGGATATGGTGGAAGGGGTAGCCGTACATATCACGGCACAGCATTTCTGTATGATGGCAAGGGGGGTTAATCAACAGCATAGCGAAATGGTCACCAATTATCTGACAGGCCCATTTCGTGATACCCCAGAAGCCCGCAACGAGTTTCTGATGGCGGTGGCTAAATGACAACGGGTAACATATCTGTTCTGTTGGCCTCAGATTACTGGGACGATACGGTTAACAAATGGCAACCGTTACCTCACCAGGTTCCACCGCCTGGGGACTGGTACGTCTGGCTCCTGTTGGGCGGGCGTGGGTCTGGTAAGACGATGGCAGGAACGCACTTTGTTCTAGACCATCTGAGAAGCCAGGGGAGGAAGGCAAGGGTTGGGATAGGTGCGCCCACGATAGCAGATGCCAGGGACGTATGCGCCGAGGGTGTTACTGGCCTGATTAGCCTAGCCCCAACTGAGTTTAGGTATAACCGTTCAATGGGTGAAGCCCATCATAAGGATGGGGGATATGTGAAGTTTATGGGGTCTGAGGAACCTGCCAGGTGGAACGGCCCTCAGTGGTCGTTGCTATGGGCTGACGAGTTGGCCTTATGGAACGAGTCCAGTTGGCATCAGGCTCAGTTTGGTTTGCGTCTTGGAGAACATCCCAGGGCAATCGTTACCACTACTCCCAAGAACAGGGAGTTCGTTCGTACCCTGTCCGAACTTGGAACCACGGCTACTATCAGGGCTACAACCTACGATAATCCGACGCTATCCCATACAGTACAGGAACGACTCCGTCAACAGTACGGGGGAACCAGGATCGGACGGCAGGAGATATTGGCCGAGTGGTTGGATGATGTACCTGGTGCGTTGTGGCAATGGTCAATGATTCACTCAAAACCCCTCTTGGAAATTCCTGCCCTGGAGAGGATAGTGGTGGCAATAGACCCTGCGACCACAACCAACAAGACCTCTGATGATACAGGGATTGTAGTTGTGGGTCGTGCCGATACCGATGAATACTATGTCCTGGCAGATTACAGCGGCAAGTATAGCCCTGATGCTTGGGCGGGCAAGGCTATAGATGCGTATGAGACACACAAGGCAGACCGCATAATAGGGGAGACGAACAATGGTGGAGATATGGTGGAACATACTCTTAGGACTGTCAGGACTGGTATACCTTATACTTCTGTTCATGCTACAAGGGGCAAGCGTATAAGAGCCGAACCTATAGCTGCGCTGTATGAGCAGGGCAAGGTATTCCATGCCCCAGGGCTTAACGATCTGGAGGAGCAACTGGTATCGTGGACACCAGACAGTGCAGGAAGTCCAGACCGTCTTGATGCCCTGGTATGGGCAATGACGGAGTTAAGCCAGAAGGGAAAGCCGAATATTAGATGGATAACAATATGAGATGGAATCTGTTTGATGACAGACGGGGGCTGATACCCGTCGTACTGTTACGAGCAAGGATAGCTTTATGGTGGAAAGTTGCGACACATCCTATCAACCTACGGCGGGCAATTGCAGGATTGATGGAGTTCGCAGGAATAGCCCTCCTATTGGTTGGGCTATATCTAATCCATACCCTGGCATTCGTTCTCGGATTGGGGGCATTGTGCCTCCTGCTTTCCCAGGGAATAACATCTGGAAGGGGTGAAGAATGACACTATTAAGACGTTCCATACAATCTCTGTTTAAGGCCAATACTGAACGGCCACCGATGGCAATTGCATCGGGTGCAACTTTGGCGGGTATCCAAAACGGTGGAGTGAACAATACCAACCAGGTAAGCCAGATGCAAGCTATGGCAACAACCTCATGGCTGTTTGCTGTGGTGGATAGGATAGCGGCATCGGCTGCGGCTGTACCCTGGGGGTTGTTTCGTTCAATGCCCTCTGGAGAATCCCAGTTGGTTCCCAAGCATCCGATTATGGATTTATGGCAATCGGTCAACCCCTTCTATACCAGGCATGAATTCCTTGAAACATCAATACAGCACTTTGAATTAACTGGTGAGATATGGTGGCTGATAGTCAGGAACCGTGGTGGTAGACCCATGGAACTCTGGCCTATCCGTCCAGACCGTATCAGGCCGGTTCCTCATGCAACCGATTTCATTGCAGGATATATCTACACTATAGGAACCCTCCAGATTCCACTAGAGCGGAAGGATGTTATATTCATCAGGCGACCAAGCCCGCTCGACCCCTACAGAGGGATCGGCACGGTGCAGTCAATGATGATGGACATAGGTGCAGAACAGATGGCCTCGCAATGGACTAGAAACTTCTTCAGCAATGGGGCAATGCCTGGGGGGATACTACAGTTCGACGAGGGTATGAGTGATGCGGACTTTGAACGGTTGGTATCCAGATGGACGGAACAACATCAGGGAGTGGCCAACGCCCATCGGGTGGCGGTTCTGGAGCGTGGTAAATGGGTAGACCGTAAGTTCAGTCAACGGGATATGCAGATGGAACAACTGCGGAAACTAAACAGGGATATTATCTTTGGGGCGTTCGGGGTTCCTGCAAGCGTGATGGGTATAACCGAGTCAGTCAACAGGGCTAATGCAGAGGCGGGGGATGTACTGTTCGGTAGGTGGATTCTCAAGCCCAGGTTGGAACGTATAAAGCAAGCGGTTAATGAACGCCTGGTTCACCTGGTGGACAAGACTTTGTTTCTTGATTATACAGACCCAGCACCAGAGAATCGGGAACTACATTTGAGGATTGCGGATACGGGTTTCAAGGGAGGTTTTCTCACCAAGAATGAAAGCCGTGCATTGCTAGGATATGGTGAGGCTCCCGAAGGTGGTGACGAGTTTATGGCTCCAGCAGCACCAAGTGTAGGAATCGGGGCTGCGATTGAGGATGCCATATCGAAGGCTGCAAGCCCTGTACACCCCGATGAAGTTAATGATGAGGAAGATAGTATGGAGGCACGATGGGCAAGGAGGCTGCGTGAGCAAAGAGATTCCCTGATCGAGTATCTGGAGGAGATAGGGACATGAATATACTTACCAAGTTGGAAGAAGCTGACGTTGATGGATTCAACTGGAATAGCTGGTATGAATATGAGGAAGAAGTGGTGGAGGAATTAACACGGGCGTTTGTGGCATCTTTTACGGCGGTGCTTCCTCTTCCTAATGATTATGTGCAGCAAAGGGCAGCGGTATGGGCTAGGAAGAGAGCCATTGAGCAGATTGAGTTGATAGCTGATTCTATCAGAGAACGTGTCAGAATTGTGATATCTACAGGAGTCAGGGAGGGGCAATCCATTCAACAGATAAGTCGAGCCATTACTGGAGACTGGGCTTTCAGTCCAGAGAAAGCCAGGATGATTGCCAGAACAGAAACGGCAAGTGCCTTGGGAAACGGTATGAAAGATGCAGCGGTTGAGCAAGGACGAGACGAGAAGAGATGGGTAACAGCAGGAGATTTCAAGGTTACTTCTGAGTGCCAAGCTAATGAGGAACAAGGGTGGATCGGTATTAACGATATCTTTACCAGCGGAATAGATATGATTCCTCAGCATCCAAACTGTCGATGCGTGGTGCGCTATAGAACCAGCGAGGCAGGTGCTGACGTGCCGTTACCACCACCAGAAGTACGACTCCAAGAAGAGTTCCGTTGCTCAGAGTGTAAGCGGCTCCTCGGTAAGGATGTCGGCCCTGGTACTCGCATCCTATGTAGGCATTGCAAAAAGGAACGGATTGCAGCCCATACCATTTGACAGCATAGAAACCATTGTGATACCTTAACGCAAACTGAATAGCCCAGAGGCTCCAGAAGCCCGATTTGAGCAGCATTGATTGCCTAGCTTTAGTCGGGCTTTTGTTATTGATATGCCATACGCTGATGAACATAGTTGTAGGTTACTGTCACCGACAGAGTTCGATGAATTCCGTCGGCAGAACAACTTTAAGCAAATAGACGGCAAGCGGGTGGACGCTATATGGGGACTCAGGAATGGCGGTAGTGAACTCCAGGCAGTACGGTATCCAAAGGATGTCTGGACAAGTGCAGATGCCAGGAGCCATTGCTCTGCACAAGACGGCCTACTGTTTGAACCCGCAAGCGGGCCACAGATACGGGAGGGAAACATGACCCATGTATCAAAGTTTATACGGCCAGAGGTGAAGATACTGGACAAGGCCACAGGAGTCATCTCCGCTGTAGTTTCTACGGAATCAGTAGATAGGGACGGGGATGTAATACGCCAGGGGTATTGGGATTTGGAACACTTCAAGTCGCACCCCATTCTCCTCTCCTCCCATAACTACCGAGGGCTAACTAACCAGATCGGGCATTGGACAGATATGGGAGTGAAGGATAACAAGCTGGTTGGCGAGGCTCAGTATTACTTGAAGGCAGGAAACCAGGAAGCCGATTGGGGCTTTGTCCTGGCAAGCAAGGGCATGGCAGCGTTCTCGGTAGGGTTCGTTCCGGATATGTCCAAGGCTAAACAAATAGAAGCCAACGGCAACCTGTCATATGAGTTCAATGGGCAGGAGTTGTTGGAGGTTTCCCAGGTAACAGTTCCAAGCAATGCGGATGCGTTGCAGTCATTCAAGGCTTTTGGGCTACACCCCGAACTTGACCAGATGGTGACCGAGATGTTGCAGGAGATAAAGGTTGACGAGGTAGTGGAGGAAGTTGTGGATACGCAACCCGTTGTTCAGCCAACCTTTGATTATAGGTTATTGGCCGAAGAACTGTTCGGTCACATTAAGTCTGAGTTGCGTGTTCTGGTACACGAGCAACAGCACAATGAAACAACCAGGGTGCAAGCCCCGCTTCCCGATGTTAATGACATCGTGCGGAATGTTATAGATTCATATAAGGAGGGAAGGTAATGTCAGAGATAAAGAGTCAAGCAGAACTAGAGGAAATGCTTAATGACCCCGAGAAACTTAGCCGTTATGTACAGGAGAAGTCTCTGGAGGTTATTGGGACATCTGTCAAAGAGCAGATGGACGAGGCATTGAGAGAGGGTGCGGTTAATCGCCCACCAATGTCCGAGGAAGCTATGGTGGAAGGCCAGAGTGTACAGGGTAAGAATTTTGGTGGTGGTTGGGCCGGTGGGGATGACACGAAGATAAACGTAGCACGGGAAGCCAAAACAATGGACGGACAGTTCAAGAACTTTGGTGAATTCCTTTCTTCCATTGCTCCTGGCACGATAAGCCGAGGTATGGACAACAGGTTGAAGGTGTTGGGTGAGGGTCAGGGTGACCAGGGCGGTTTCTTGGTTCCAGAGCAGTTCACCTTGCAACTCCTCTCCCTGGCGTTGGAGGAAGCGGTTGTACGCCCCAGGGCGTTCCGACTTCCTATGAGCAGCTTGAACCTCTCGCTCCCAACCATAGTCGACACGACCCATGCGACGAATGTGTTCGGAGGCGTGAGAGGCTACTGGACTCCAGAAAGCGGTAGTTATACATCAAGTGAGCCTAGTTTCGGACGGGTGACACTTACTGCTAAGAAGCTGACTGCCTACACAAGTGCAGCCAACGAACTCCTGGCAGATGCAGCCATCAGTTTAGAAGCCCTGCTCATGAGGTTGTTCCCACAGGCACTTGCCTACTTTGAGGACGACAGCTTTATAAATGGAATTGGTGGAGGACAGCCCGTCGGCATCATCAACGCAGATGCCTTGATTACTGTAGCCAAGGAAACAGGCCAGGCAGCCACGACAATAACAGCCGAGAATGTTGACAAGATGTACAGCCGGATGCTTCCAAGCAGTAGGGCAAGAGCCGTATGGTTAGCGCATCCTGACACCCTGCCCCAGATCGTAGCCATGTCCAGAAGCGTTGGTACTGGTGGCAGTTCTGTGATGATGAATAATATGTCCGGAGCCGCACCCGCAAGCATATATGGCAGACCTCTTATTATGACAGAGAAATGCCAGACCCTTGGAACGGCAGGAGACATCTTCTTTGTAGACCTTGGTTACTATGTAATCGGGGACAGACAAACACTAAGCATGACGGCATCGCCTCATGTACGGTTCCAGAACGACGAGACTGTCTGGAGGTTTACATCCAGGCTAGACGGGCGGCCCTGGCTAGAGTCGGCCCTAACACCTCGCAACGGTTCCAATACTCTCAGCCCATTCGTTAACCTGGCTACCAGGTCATAAGGAGGCATGACATGGCGTTAGAAACAATAGAGGCTCCAGGTGGAGCAGGACTGCAAGTTATGTGTCCGCATTGTTCAAAGATGCACGATGCAGAGGATTATCCTCCCAGGTGCAGACGGTGCGGAACGATAATGGACTCCCAAGCAGTAAAGGTGAGTGACCTTGCCGAAGCTGTTAAAGAGAAAGCCTAGTGGTGCAGGGGCAAAACTTAGCCCCTGACACGAGCAATAGGAGGTAGACATGGCTATGAGACTAAGCGAACACGCATCAATAACGATTATTGAAACGGCTGATATCGGTGGCACAAATGCCACAAGCGGTTGGTTATCCATGAAGAACTACTCCAGAGCGTTGGGGTATATCGAGCTTGGCACTTGGGATTCTTCAGATGACCTCGACGAGGCAAGATTCCAACAGGCAAGCGACTCATCTGGAACAGGGGCGAAAGACCTAACCACAGATGCGTCAGGTGGCAACTACGATACCGACAACCCAGTCGATGCAGATGGTAACTTTGTCATTATTGAAATCAGGGCCGAAGATATGGATGTAGACAATGGCTTTGACTATATTCGATTGTATGTAGCGGAGGGTGGAAACACAGGCACAGACAATGTTACTGGAGTGGTAATCCGCTACGGATACGCATACCCCAAGAAGGAACTACAGGGCGCAGCCTCTACAGGGGCGCAAGTCTATGTGGACGTAAATACATAGGATGAGTCAGCGAGTTATTTCTGGCAATAAGAATAATATCCCTGGGGGGTTGGAGCCTATGGAATGGGCTGCGAAGGTTTGGGACGTTATGGATGAGCAGGGAGTGAGCCAGAACGAAGCGAAACTAATCGTGGCTGCCCGATATGCTAAGGCACAAGGGCAGCCCACGGTAGATAAGATGGTTAAAGAATCTCGCAACAAGGGTCTGTAACCCCGAAAAGCGTAAGGAGTAAGAAATGGCTAAGACAGAACTATTTGTAAGAAAAACAAGTGGCGGAGTTTATGTAGTAAATCCAGAGTCACAGACTACAGGGAACATCTTTTTTGTAGATAGTGGCTCCTCAACTGGTGGAACGAGTGCAGGGTATGGAAGCAATCCAGATGCGCCGTTTACTACTATCGACTCGGCTATCAATCAGACCACGGCCAATAACGGAGATGTCATCTATGTCATGGCAGGGCATAGTGAAACTCTAACAGGTGCGTCCGCTATCACCTGCGATGTTGCAGGGGTGACTATTATTGGGTTGGGTAGAGGAACGGCAAGACCCACTCTGCTCCTAGATGCAGGAGCGTCTGTATCCATAGTAATTAGCGCAGCGAATGTCCGATGGGAGAACGTGGTGTTCTCCGCAGGTCATGCAGACATAACAGTGGCGATTGATGTATCAGCAGCCAGTGCAGAGTTCCACAAGTGCGAATGGAAAGAGAACACAACCGCCGAGAACTTCCTAACCTGCATACGAACAAGCGCATCGGCTAATGCCTGTGACGGACTAAGCGTTACCGAGTGCGTTGCAACGACAGTTGATACAGCCAGTGTCAACTTCATAACGGTCAGGGAAGATACTGACCTGTTGGTGATGAACGATAACTTTATTGAGTTAGGTGTAAATGATAGCAATGCCATTATTGGCGTGGCATCTGGTAAAGACCTGACATCAGTCAGGATTCTTAGGAATTATATCTATAGATTAAACACGGCAGGAGACTTACTGGTGGACAGTGATACAACGGCCAATAGTGGCTTAATAGCCCACAACCGAATCGGTCATGCCGATACCGCATCTGAGGTTCTTATAGATGCAGACGGAGTAAGGCAATTCGATAACCTGGGAACAGCCACCAACACCGCCTCTGGGTATGTACTCCCAGCAATAGATAGTTAGGAGATTTAAGTGGTAACTGAAACAGAGCGGGAAAGAACCGAAGAAGAAGCTGATGCAGCAGCCGAAGTAGCAGCCGAAGAAGCTACTGAGCAAGAAGAAGCTGAAGGGGATGGTGACGGCGAGGAAGAAGAAGAATCAGAGGGGGAATAGGTTATGGCAGGAAGCGTAACGATTTCTTATGAGGATCACGAGTCTGTTAAGTATGTTGAGTGGACATGGACAAGTGATGGGTCTGGAGATGTGTCTGGAGAAGATACGAAGAGTGTAAACGGACAGGTGCTAAGATGGGCTACAAACCCATCTAGCACCGCCCCGAGTGCAAACTATGACATAGTGGTCAATGATGAGGATGGCATAGACTTAGCTGCGGGTGGATTAGCGAACAGGCATACATCTAGCTCAGAGCAAGTTCTGACGGGTGGTGATGCGAAGGACGGAGCCGCCTTTCATGGCAAGCTGTCCCTGGTTGTGAGCAATGCAGGTGATAGCAAAATAGGAACTCTACGAATGTATTACAGATGAGGTGACTGAATGACTACAGGCTCAAGAACCGAAGGAGTTAAGGGCATAGGGGCAGAGGGCTTCATCCGAACGGTTAAGAACCTAACTGTCACAGGCGACCTCGTTGTTCACGGTGAGACAAGAAGCACGATCGGAACTGGGGCAGCCTTTTGGGAAGTTGCCGATGCCAATGCCAACTACTGGGCGTTTGATTTACCTGTGGGGGGTGATATCAACGTGCCTGTTGTTGGCTTTGGTATCGCTTTGGACGGAGTAGACCTTGGGTTATTCGACGGCATAACGCAAACAACGGTTGCCGTTATTGATGCTGATAGGGATAGTTTCATAGCCCTGGACTTCTCTGGTGACGATGCCTCTAGAATCAGATCAAATACTACCATCAACGTTGTACCGACAGGAGCCTTATCTGTAGGTTCTGATGGCAGCGGCAACGATGTAATCTTCTACTCTGGTACATCAGGAGATAACCTTACCTGGGATTCTTCTGAAGAAGTCCTACAGATTACAGGAACCAATGGGCAAACATCTCTCGATGTATTAGATGGAGATGTTCGCATTGTGGACAAACTCTACTTCTATGATAGGGGTGGTGAGTATATGTCCTCCGATGGTTCTACTCTAACGGTTGCGGGAACAGTTGTGTTCAGTGGCAGCATAGAGGTGCAAGGTTCAACCACTACGATTAGTAGTTCAACTACTGTTATAGATGACCCGCTATTCCATCTGGGGAATGACAATAACGCAGACAGCGTAGACCTGGGTATCTTTGCTGAGTATACCGACTCAGGCAAGAAGTTTTCTGGTTTATTCAGAGATGCTTCTGATAGCGATAAGTGGAAGCTATTTGCTACCTCTGGAAACAGCCATGAAGAACCAACCACCACGGTAAACACTACCAGTGGCTTCACATTAGCCAATTTAGCGGTCAATGAACTTGAAGGAACACTTGCTACGGCAGCACAGACTAACATCACTTCTATAGGAACCCTAGCTGCATTACAAGTGGATTATCTAAACCTCAATGCCAGTACGTTACAGATTACTGACAGTTCTGACACCGGTGACTTGATGACAATAGCCGTTGCCACACATGGAGCAACCACATTAACCACTACAGACGACGATGCAGCCGCAGCCGATTTGACCCTGGATGTAGATGGGGAGGTGGTCATAGACCCTGCGGATGCAGCAGGAACCATCTTCAAGCTGAACGGTACAGCCCAGGTAAGTATTATTGATGGCGTAATCAAGCCGGCATCTACTAATGATATCGACCTTGGAACTGCTGATGTTGAATTCAAAAATGCCTACTTTGATGGAACGGTTACAAGTGATGCGTTTGCCGGCCCTTTATCTGGCAACGCTACAACTGCAACAGCATTAGCAACTGGCAGAACGATTGCAATGACAGGCGATGTCGCCTGGACATCCGCATCCTTTGATGGGTCAGGTAATGTAACAGGGGCGGGAACTATCCAAAGCACCGCAGTCGAATCAGGTATGTTGAACAACAACGTTATCTCTGGACAAACAGAGTTAGCAGCAACTGGCCTTGCATCTGAAGATGAACTGCTGATTAGTGACGGTGGAACAATCAAGCGGTATGGAGTAGATAATCTGATTAAAGACTCCCCTGCTTTATTAGCAGACACCACCATAGCTGACGGCGACTTCATTGTGTTCCTTGATGGGGGTGGTACAGGTACAGCTAAGAAGGAAGCATTGGCAGACCTGGTAGGGGTTATCGCAGGAACGGTAACAAGTACAGGGTTATCAGATGCGAATAGTGTCCTCACGCTAGACATCCAGAACATGACCGCTTCTACAACCATCGCCGATGCTGACCTAATCGTCATTGATGATGGTGCAGGGGGAACGCTCAGAAAGATGACTAGAGCGAACTTTATAGAAAGCGCAGCCCTGGATGCTATCAACATAGACGGCGGAGCGATTGATGGAGTAACACTAGGAACAAACTCTGCCATAACAGAGGCAGTTATAGATGACATAAACCTCAATGGCAAGGTCATCACGATGACAGGTGATACGAGTGATACCGTTGTCTTTACCGCAGGAACCAATGGAACCCTTTCAATTGTCACTACCGATGCGGCAGCAGCGGCAGGGAATATACAGATAACAGCAGATGGAACGGTAGATATAGATTCTGTAGGAGCCTTGACCCTGGACTCTGGTGCAGCGATTAATCTAGAGCCAGCATCAGGTTCAGCTATCTTGCTTGATGGGGTTTGGACATTTGACGGAAGCGTTGTCACTCCTGTAGCAACAGCCCACAATGCAGCAGGAACGGGGGTAAGCATTGCTGGAGGCAACACTACAGCAGGAACCACGAGCAACATATCTGGCGGGGCTTTAACGATTCAAGGTGGACAGGGCAAAGGTTCTGGAGCGGGTGGAGACATTATATTCCAGACGGCAAATGCGGGCGGGTCTGGAAGTTCTCTGAACTCACAGGCAACCGCACTCACAATCAGCGATGACTTATCAGCTACATTTACAGGAGTTGTAGACCTGACAGGTACAACAGATTCCACTGATGGCTCTGGTGATACAGGGATATTAAGGGTAGAGGGTGGAGCCAGTATAGCTAAGAAACTATTTGTCGGCACTGATTTAGATGTAGACGGCACAGCCGAACTGGACAATATTACAGTAGGCGGGTCACAAGGTAGTGACGGACAGGTCTTAACTTCTACTGGTAGTGGGGTAGCATGGGAAGATGCTGTTGGAGGGGTTAGTGCGACAACCAATGGAGCGGATAATAGAATTGTCACCTTTGTTAATTCTACTGCTATCAATGGAGAAGCCAACCTAACCTTTGATGGAAGCGATATGCAACTAACTGGAACTTTAACAGTTGGCGTGGATGATACAGGACATGACGTTAAACTCTTTGGTGCAACCGCCAGTGCATATCTCTTATGGGATCAATCAGAAGATAAGCTACTAACAGCAGGGAATACGTTTATAGATATTGCCCAAAACAAATTGATGATAGGTGGCACAGCAGTCACTACAACCGCAGCCGAGGTGAATGTCCTGGACGCTGTTTCAGCAGGGTCAGTGACAGCTAGTTTGGCAGTAGTAGTTGATTCCAATAAAGACATCGGGTCATTTAGGAATGTTACTCTAACAGGGGAATTGGATGCAGCAACCCTAGACCTCTCCAGTTCAGCGGATATCGCCGGTGACCTGGTTCTGTCCGGTGGTGCTGATGGGGCGTTGCAGTTTACCAACGCAGGGGAGAATAGCATCAAGATTCCAGACGACCAGGCATCAGCCCTGATAATCGAGGAAGCCAATAATGCCTACATCACGTTCACTACTACCAACAGTTCCGAAGCTATCACGGTAGCCAAAGCAACCACGTTCTCAGCAGCCGTTGACCTTGGCTCTAATACACTCACCACTACAGGCAGTCTTCAGATACGCACCATTGATTATAGTGACGGTGACCTTTCTGCAACTATTGCTGATGGTGGAGGAATTACATTCGCACAAGATGTCGCGGTTGCTGACAGTAAGTTTATTGAATTTGAATCAGCAGCAGGAACCCCGACTACCGATAATACTGTTCAAGGAATCGTTATAGAGTTTCTTGCGGTTGAAGCTATTACCCAGTTTGATGCTGTATATGTCAGCACAACGACAGGCAGGGTTGGAAGGGCAGACGCTAATGATGCTGCCAAGATGCCAGTCATAGGGATTGCCATTGAAGCACAGGGTTCTGCCGGCAGTTCAGTTCGTGTACTTACTCATGGTGTCTATAGGGATGACGGTGGATTCGGCGGTAATATGACCGTTGGTGTTGACCTGTACGCCCCAGAAACACCAGGGACTCTCACCACTACTCGGCCCAGTGATGACGGTGACTTCATCCAAGTTATCGGAGTTGCAACTGGTGTTCGTAGTGCGTTTATTAACCCATCCTTAGACATAATCGAGCATGCATAATGGCACAAGAAGTTGAAAAAATAAATGGTATTGCCTTTGCCAGTATTGAAAAGGTAAACGGCAGGACTGATGCTAATATCGAAAAGATAAATGGCATAGAGTTTTCAGCCCCGTCCTTCGGCCCTCCTGCTTTTGTTCAGAGTGTAGACCGAAACTATGGAGCAGCGTCTTCTCCTGTGACAGGAGATATCACCGTAGGCTCTGGGACTGGTCGAGCATTGATTGTGTCTATGCAAGTACGAGATGATGATGGAGCCGTAGAGACTACAGGCTGTACATTTACTCTGAGCGGTGGTAGCGCAGAGACCTTCACTAAACTTGTAGACGTTGGCCCTGCTGCTATGACAGACCAGTTCGGGTCTGACCCATATCATGAGCTTTCGATATGGGGCTTGCTGAACCCTTCTAGCGGAGCGGGTACGGTCAGTGCAACAATGAACAGAACAGCAAACTATTCAACTGGAATGAAGATTATAGAGTTAACTGGTGTGAAGCAATCTGGCAGTATAGCTACAGTTTTGTCTGGAACAGGATCAGCGACAACTTCTCAATCTCAGGCCATATCCACAACGGCAGGACAGATAGTGATTGATACTATTTCTCTATCGGATGCAGCAGCAACCAATGGTGCTGTAGGTGGTGGCCAGACCCAAGTTGGAGCCTTTACATCAGGTGGTAAAGGTGGCAGCTACGAAACAGCATCAGGCGCATCAACAACTATGTCGTGGTCATGGGATAACACCAGCGACGTACTATGGGCTATAGCAGCAATCATTTCGGATGTTTACTCGTAGGAGGACTTACCCACATGACTAGGTCAGGGAATTATGTGTACATTCTAAGAGACGGTGATACATGGAAGGGGTATCTAGAGACTTTTGGTGGTTCATCGCCTTTATTGAACGAGTTATTACTGACCGCAGCAAGTATCAATGAGGCTATTGCCCAAGCAGAAGCCCGTGGTTATATCGTAGCAACCGCCGTACCAGCGAGATAGAGGAGAATTATGTCAGAAGATAATAGGATAGAGATACCAGACAGTGCAAAAGAATCCCTCCGATTGCTGTATTCACAGAAGCAGCAAGCAGAGAGTAATATTGCATTGTATCTTAGAGCGTTGCAGGATACGCTAGGAATCACAGGACAAGGGTGGAGTCTTGGCTTAGAAGATATGGTCTTTGTCCAGGCATCTCCTAATGGAAAGGCGGACGCAGATGTCGTGGGAGCAACTGCAAGCGATTCTCAAAGAGAATAAAACAACCAGGGCGATTGAGGAACGTGACCCGCCTGTAGCGTGTCCGTTTGATGGGGCTATCCTAGACATACACCCCAGGGGGAGAAGGAACTGCCCGATGGGAAACTATACTTGGACAGGTGGAAGCAAAGCATAACAGATTAGAATAGCCACCTATCCATAGAAAGCATTGGAGCGAGATGGCAAATTGGTATATAAGCAGAGAGCGATTTAAGATTGCCGCTGGTATAACTGGCGGTCAGTTTAATGATGGCATTGAACGAATCATAGAAGCGGCAAGCCGTGATATAGAACGTTGGACTCGCAGACACTTCATACCCAAGACACAGACCCGTCTATACAGGTGGCCTCAACGACGGCCAGGGTTGGCGACGGTGCTATGGGTAGACCAGGACTTGCTTTCGGTCACAACCCTACAAACCAAGGCTCAGAACACTAGCCCCACAACCATCTCCTCATCCGACTATTTTCTTGAGCCATACAATCCAGAACCGGACGGCAATAGCAGATACAACCGTATCGAGATTGACGAGTCCAGCACAGCCTCGTTCGAGTCAGGGGATACACCACAACGCTCTATCAGCGTTGCGGGTTCCTGGGGTTGGGGCAACGAGACAAAATCATCTGGAGCAGTTGATGATTCGGGTGGTATTAGTTCAAGTGACACGACCCTGGTAGTATCTGATGCAAGCAAGATAGATGTCGGGGACACCCTGTTAATTGATAGTGAACAGATATTCGTTTCAGATCGCAGCTTTGCAGCCAGGGGGAGTATCCTCTTGGATATGGGAAGCGACCTGGCAGCAACCAATGCTACAGTTACGGTTACCCTGGACAGCAGTCATGGCATAGTAGCGGGGGAGGTCATCCGCATAGGGTCTGCAGATGTATGTCGTATCGGTTA